GCGTGGATCCGGATCCGCAGAAGTTCGGTAATGCATCGGGGGTAGCACTGAAATATTTATATTCCCTTTTAGAGTTAAAAGCCGGTCTTATGGAAACAGAGTTCAAATTGGGATTTGGACGGCTGGTTCGGGCTATTTGTAAGTACATAGGTGCTCAATGTGGCCAGATTATACAGACCTGGACCCGGTCCGCAATAAGGAGTGATTCTGAACTTGCTGATATATGTGAGAAGAGTGTAGGTCTGGTTTCCAATAAGACGATCCTTAAAAACCATCCGTTTGTGGAAAATGCCGATGAAGAAGAGAAGCAGCTAGAGAAAGAGAAAATGAAGGCCGCAGAGGAAGCTGACGAATACCAAAGAGCATTTCAGAAGCAGACGGGGGGAGAACAAGGCGGTGAAATAGATGGCGAAGAAGAATAGTACTTACTGGAAAGAACGAATGGCAGCACTTGAAGATGAGCAGTACAGCCGAAGTGTGGCATACTACCGGGATCTGGAAAAACAGTTTGATGAAGCATCTAAGCTTCTGCAGATGGATATTGAACGCTGGTATAATCGACTGGCGGATAATAACGGAGTAAGCTATGCCAAGGCCAAGAAAATGCTTAAGGCCAGCGAACTGGATGAGTTCAAATGGACCGTTCAGCAATACATAAAAGCCGGGAAAGAGAATGCTGTTGATCAGCGCTGGTTAAAAGAATTAGAAAATGCTTCTGCTAAATACCATATTTCCAGGCTTGAGGCTATGAAACTGCAGATCAGGCAGCACGCTGAACTTCTATATTCAACTTATGAGGGTGGCACGATTGGGTTTCTCCATGATGCATATACAGAAAATTATTACCATACCGCCTTTGAAATAGCCAAGGGAACAGGAGTGGGGAGTAATCTGACACGCTTGGACCCTAAGAAAATAGACACGGTCATTCGTAAGCCATGGGCACAGGACGGATCCAGTTTCTCAGACCGTATATGGAGTAATAAAGAAAAGCTGGTCAATAAGCTACATACAGAGCTTTCACAGAGTATAATCCGGGGGGCAGATCCTAAGAGGGTAATTCGGAACCTTGCGCAGGTGATGGACGTAAGCCGAAGTCAGGCGGGAAACTTAATCATGACGGAATCAGCGGCCATAGCCTCCACAGCTCAGAAGGATTGTTATAAGGAGCTCGGTGTGGATCGATATGAAAACCTGGTTACGTTGGATTCCCATACTTCGGAGATATGCCGGAATATGGACGGTAAGGGGAGAAGCGAAAAAGAACCATTTTATTATATGTCAGAATATGAAGTCGGAGTTACCGCGCCCCCATTTCATCCGCGTTGTAGGACAACAACAGTTCCTTATTTTGACGATGAGTTTTCAGTTGCAGAAATGCGAGCAGCCAGAGATCCAGTTACAGGCAAATCTATGGAAGTGCCGGCCAGCATGACTTATAAGCAATGGCATGAGGAGTTTGTGGGGAATGACCCTCAGGCGGTCTTACTGGAGAAGATGCATAAGAATAAAGCGTCTGACAGAACCCAGTATGAAAAGTACAAAGAAACTCTTGGGAAAGAAGTACCTGCGAGCTTTAATGAGTTCCAGAACATAAAATACACGGATAAGTTAGAATACGGTATTTTAAAGGCTCAGAGCAGAGGGATGACATATTATAATCAGGCCCTTGAAAATGAGCCGGATATAACCGCACATGTCAAGCAGGTTGCAGAGCAATTGAAGATGAGTGCGTCAGGTCTTCAATATCGAGTTAAGTCAAAGGACTCTTATCTCACAAAAATACGAAGAAAATACGACCCATTGGGCAATGAATACGAAGTTAAGGACATTTTGCGGTATACATACACAGGTACACCGGAGTCACTTGCTGATAAAACGATAGCTGCTATTGATAAGCATAAACAGTTAGGATATAATACAGTTGAGATTAAAAATTATTGGCCAGATAAACTAAACCCATACAATGGTATCAATACGACTTTAAGGGCCCCAAGCGGGCAGGCCTTTGAGCTTCAATATCATACTTCCGAAAGTTTTGAAGTGAAAAATGGGAAAATGCATGAGTTGTATGAAAAGCAGCGCCTGATTAAGGATATGAGTAGCAAAGAGTATATGGAGTTAGATGATGAGATGTTTGAACTATCGGACTCCATGGCAGTACCGAATGACATTGAAAAGGTGAAGAATTATGGATAATGTAAGATATCTAAAATTGACCGATTATGACAATCGGGGAACGATAATCAAACAGGAGGGCCGCAAGTTTTTTGACTATAAAAACGGGGAATGGAGAAGACGAGGCCTGTCTTTGGGATATTTTTATCCAGATGCGCCAGAGTTTGATTGCTACGAAGTAGTCAGTGAAGAGGAGGCCTTGAGAATAGCAGGGTCATAATACCACCAGTCAGTAAAAAGGCCGGTGGTATTCTTATATTCAAAAGTTGTGATATCGCAACAGGAGGGAGAATGGAATGAAATATCGAAAGAAACCCGTGGTAATTGAGGCTTTTAAGTGGACAGGAGGACCCGATCAGGAAGAGGATCCGGTATGGATTGTGGAAGCAATTAAAAAAGGAGAGGTATTGTTTGGGAATATCGGGTGTCCTGATGTTCAGTGTTGTATTAAAACATTGGAGGGGACAATGGCTGCTTCTGTTGGTGACTACATCATCAAGGGCGTAAAAGGAGAACTTTATCCTTGCAAGCCTGATATCTTCGAAGCTACTTATGAACTAGCAGAATAATAGGAGGTGATCCAATTATCTCCCTCCGGGTGGCGGGGTGAAGCTGCCTACTGAATAATACAGCTATCAAGCGCGCAGGACTTCCTGGGCGTTATTTTATTGCATGGAAAGGATGAGATCATGAAAAAAGAAGAATTCATTGCACTTGGAATCAGTGAGGAGCAAGCCGCAAAGGCGGCAGAAGCTTCTAAAAAGGAGCTGGAGTCCTATGTTCCGAAGGCAGATTATGATGCCGCTAATCAGGAGAAAGGACAACTGGAAAATGATATCAAGGACCGCGATAAACAGCTGGAAACCTTGAAAAAGAACAGTGGAAACAATGCAGAACTGCAAAAGACGATTGAAACCCTGCAGGCAGAAAATAAAGCCGCTAAGGAGAAAAATGAGGCAGACATGAAAGAACTGAAGCTTTCCACAGCTATTAAGGTAGCTCTCGCCGGTTCTGCCCATGATGTTGATATTGTCACCGGACTTGTGGATAAAACAAAGCTGATACTGGCCGATGATGGCAAGATATCTGGCCTGGAGGAGCAGATCAAGACCATAAAGGAATCCAAAGCATTTCTGTTTAAAGAATCCGATCCGGGCAAAGGAGGTACTGGAAAAGAATCAGGTACAGGAGGCTACAAACCCAGAGCTGGTAGTACCAACGAAAATGGTTTCGGGAAGGGAATTGCGGAGACCTTAAATAAGACTGCTGAAGCAGCAGAAAATCCTTATGCCAAGGCATGGGGCTAATAAAAAATGAAAGTGAGGTAATAAAATGTTTTTATCAAAGAAGACCTTTGGGAACACCCCAGAATTTTTGAAAAGTGAAAAGTACCAAAACATCAGCTGCACGGTAAACGATACCGGCGTAACAGCTGATGAGTATGGAAAGAAGTTTGTATCAGCTGGTACACTTCTGGACAAAGACGGAAAAGCGGTGAAGGTGACAAGGAGCGGCTCTTCCGGTTCTTATACTTATGCTTTGTCAGCAGCACCTGCCGGGATCCTTTTTGACACCGTGGAGGTAACACATGGTCAGCAGCCGGGGGCATTGATGATTGATGGATCCGTTAATGCTGAACGCCTTCAGGGGGATTATATCGAGGAAGCCGTACAGCAGCTCATTGTAAAAATGCCGTTTATCAAATTTTTTATTGATGGACAGTTACAGATTAAGGAGGACTAATATGGCCAGAGTAGAAGAATTATTAACACCAAGAGATTTAATTGATTACACAAAGGAGCGCGCTCAGGAACCCTATATGGGGGAATATTTATTCCCGGAAGACAAAAAGGAAGCGCTGGAAATTGACATGGTAAAGGGTGCCAGCAACTTACCTGTATCCGCAAAGGTCCATGCCTTTGATACTGAGGCCGAGATCGGGTCCAGAGAAGGTGCTGAAGTATTCACCCAGGATCTGGCTCTGATTAAGAAGAAAATCAAGATTCCGGAGAAAACAATCATCGCCCTGGAAAGTCCTAGAAATGACAGGGAGGAGGAGGATATGATTAAGAATATTTTCCGTGATGTAGATAATCTGGTTGCTTCT